AACACTCCTTATAAAGATACCATCAATGCTTATAATAGTATTGGGACTTTAGCAGTTTATGTAGTAGACCCTTTGAGAGCACCGGATAACGTTCCTTCTTCAATAGTCATATTATGTGAACATGCAGCAGGCCCTGATATAGAATTTGCAGTACCACTTAATCTTTCTATGACTCCTGCTATGAATGTTACCCCACAATCCGTCCCACAGAATAAATGTTCTTTGGGAAACGAAACTTTAGGAGCATCATCAGGTTTAGTATCCACTCTTATCAATAGCGAAGCTTGTATAGGAGAAAGAGTGTTATCTTTCAGATCCATGTTAAAAGCTTATAACGCTTTGGTTTTTACAGGCACTCCTACGGCAAGTAAATATTATAACATATTACCTTTTGGAGCCCCCGTGTTTTATGACGCAACTTCAAATTATTTTCCTTCCACTACAGCAGATCTGTATACTACTTTCTCAGCAATATTCCTCTTTTCTAGAGGCTCAGTGAGAATAAAGGTTATAGGTTGTTCTGCATCGACTACGAATCCGGCAATTTCTACCACTTACAATTTAGGTAATGGTATTAATTATTCAGTATTCGCTCAGATAAACACTACTGCAGTGGATCTCTCTACTACAACCTTTACGAACAGGTTATCTGTCCCTACTACTGCGCATTTAAATGCACAGAACGGTTATATTGAATTCCAGATTCCTCAATACAATAGAGTACACTCTCGTATTAATTCTGATCATGTAGTAAACACTAGTTTGCCTTACAATTGTGATTCTGAAAATACGGCTACACCAATAGGTGTTTCAGTATGGAGTTCTGGCAACTTCGTTGCAGCTGAAACTTTAGCTCATAGAGCAATGGGAGATGATGGTAATTTTGGTACTTTCATTTCTATTGGTCCTATGACTACTGCTTTACTACGACAAGTATAAGTTGAAATAGAATAGAAGTCGAGTACACACGACTTAAACTAGTGTTAATGAAATAGAGCATATTTTCTCTATTATTGTATATACGTGGCTGTATATATTCTTAAACAGCTAAACTATAAGCTTTCAGG